ATGCTGCTCCTTTTGCTGGAAACCGGACGTCCAATTGCCGATATCGCAAACACCAAAGTCACAGATTTGGACTGGGAGAAAGGGGTGCTTCACTTTGGGGGGTGCGAGTCCGTGCCCCTCTCCAAGGAGGTCATGTCAGAGCTGAAACGTCATCTTAAAGCCCATCCTGGCAAGGTCTACCTTTTCGAAGGGCGATGTGGAAAGCCGATAACCTCCAAATGGATTCGCTGTGTTCTGGAACCTGCTGCCCGCAAGGCGAGCGTGGAAGATATCTACGCAAAGGCGTGGCCACACAAGTAGCAAGATATCTTGGGTGTGATCTATCGGGCGCGAGCTTTTTGACAACAGAAATGCGAGATAAAGACGCCCGTTAGCACCAAAATCGACCCCATAGCTACCGCTTTTGGGTCTAGCTGAGCGGAGAGAAAGACGCAGGTTGCGATCCCCAAAAGCGGGAGCAAAGGAAGCTTGCCAGCACTGATTGGAACCCTGAAGGCCCTGGGCCTTTGAGGATCCTTGTATCTCATGGCGATCAGGCTGGCGTTGATCACCATAAAGGTCACGAAGAGAACGAAATCATTGGCACTGGCAACGAAGGCGATGTCGCCCGTGAAAACAAAGCCCATCGAAAGAAATGCGCTCATGAGTACGGCCATCCAAGGCACTTTCCTCTTCGAATCAACCTTGGAGAGGGCCCTAGGAAGAATGAAAGACCTCGCCATTCCGTAAGTTATCCTGGACCCGGCGAGGAGCGAGAAGAGCACCGTGTTGGCCGTTGCAAAAAGAGCGATGATCGACATGATCGCGAATGCCTCGCTCCCAAGAGCTACAAAGGCCACCTCTGAAAAGGGCGCTTCTGACGCGCTCAGCAACCTCCAGTCCAGGATGCTGACTGCGCTAAGAGCAACCAAGATATAGAGCAAGATCGTGATCATTAAAGCCATTATCAGGCCTTTGGGGATTGTCTTTTCAGGGCTCTTGGTCTCCTCTGAAAGCTTCACCATTTCCTCAAACCCCATGTAGGCAAAGAAGATCAGAGCTGCAGACTTGAACACGCCCCCGAGGCCATAGGGCATCTCCAAATAGTTGATGTGCCCGAGATGAGGAATGCCGATCAAGATTATGAAGACAAGGCCGCCCACCTCTACGAAGGTAAAGGCGATGCCGAACCAGACGGATTCTTTTATGCCGTAAAGCAGGATGATTGAAAGGAAGACGATCAGAATTAAAGCAGAGGGCAAGACCGCCACTCCTGTGAGGGCTTTGAAGTATCCACCAAAGCCGAGAGCGACCGTAGAGGCGCTGATTATGCTGCTGAAGATAACCAACCATCCGACAACAAAAGCCAGCTTCTGATTGAAGGCGCGATATGTGTACTCGTACTCGGCGTTTGCCTTTGGAAACATCGAAGAGAGCTCAGCGTAGCTCAGCCCTGTGAACATGGCTATAAGGGAAGCAACTGCGAAGGCCATCCAGACCGCGTTTCCGGCACGTCCTGCAGCTTCTCCTATGAGGGCGTAGATTCCAGCGCCCAAAATGATCCCCACGCCCGAAAGAGTTACCTCGAAAAGTCCCAGTTCCCGCTTCAGTTCAGCCTTCTGACTCATGTCCGCCATTTTGAGGTGTGGCTACATTCCATATATAGTGTTTGCAGATACCTTTTGGACGAATCTCTAACTCGTAAGAGTTAGAGACTTGGCCTATTCGTATCGTTAAACCCACATTCGGCAATTGTGTACAGGATGTTTTAACAATTTCCTATTTGTGCAATTTCTTATAGTTTATGCGCGGATTGTCATTCTTATTGTACATAAATCTACCTTTTAAGGGCAAAGTGCCGAATGTAGGTTAAACACTACGTTAGCAGGGGATAAGCCAGCAATCGGTGAGGATATATGTTCGAGAATTTAGCCGTCGGAATGGAGCGATGATAGGCCCAGGAGCGCTGTGGTGGCAAAAACTTTAAAGCTGGGGACCGTATACCCACATGATGGTCTTGGTAGTAATCTGCGACGACTCCGAAATAGAGGTCCCAGACGGTGAGATCTGCGCGATTTGCGGTCGACCTCTCCGTGAGTTCGACGAGGTGACCGGCACAGGGATGCTCGGATACTACCACTGGACCTGCATTACGCACATGGACTAAGTGCGGGGGTAACCAAGCCAGGTCAACGGTGATAGACTCAAGATCTATTTTCAAATTTCGCAACAGTTCCTGTTGCTCAATTTGACAGACAGATATTGGTTTTGATGTAATGCCGTCCTCGCGATATCACCAAATTCTGTCTTGAATGTATTAATAGTTTTTCGCGCATTAGTTACAATCTATCGCATAAATTCTTAGCTAATTATATAATAACATGAAAAATTAATAAAAATAATTTTCTTTAACTCCATCCTTATAATTCACTTCCACCTGAAATCACAGCTAGTACAGATCTTCTCGCCATGGGACCAAACATACCAAAAAACTATGCCAATCGGTAATGTTAGAATTACTGCAATCCACTTCAGAATACTCATCTCACTGCCTACTACGGTAGCTTTTCCACATTTTGGGCATATTAATACCATTATTTAGCACCTTGACAGCGAAGTGATATATTACATGAAAAAGGTTTTGGTGGGTGATCGAGTTGTTAACGTCGAGTGTGCCGGGCGGCACGGTCGATCAAATTAAAATTCAACCAATAATATACACGTTTGCCCCATCGCGATGCACTTTAAGACAGTTTCAGAGTTAACGGACTGCTAAATTAGCCTAGTATCACTTGTCGCCAAACAACTATTAGAGAGAAAATAATGAGTTATTTGGCAAAAAAAGAATTACAGACAAGAATCCACACTATTATAGTGAGAAGTAACTACCTAGATAATATTATCATAAGCCGAAACTAATATAGTGAGTAACCATGTGGACATTTGCCGCCAAACAACTATTGAAAAGAGAAATATTCAACTATAAACCCCATAACGTTCCAGTTGTGGGGGTAGATTGAAATCTTGTTTTGTACATTGGCATAATTTTAGGGGGTTAAATTCCCCCTATTACCCTCCATGAACCGATAACTTTATATACTATAAGTGCATACAATAACAAGCACTTTTAGGTGATTTGAATGCAAACGTTATATTACGATAGACAAATAACGGCGAAGATCGCAACTCACATTTATGAGGATGCTGTCGTTATTGCTCAAAAAAGAGGATTAAACATGGCAGAATATTTGAGATCTTTAGTTAATAAAGACGTGCTAGCAGAAAGGGAGATTTTTTGATATGTCCGAGTAACCAAACGCTTTAATATTATATTAATCTATTTTGGAAAGTCGATTAGTAAATGCTGATCGGCCCGAATTCCGTTGTTGTTATGCAATGGACTTTCTAGTAGCTCCTTTGGGTGTTTCGGGAGAGGGCTTGCAATCCTCTCCAATCTCTCCTAGACTGGAGAGAGACGAACCGAGTAGGAGCCAATTAATATAGGAGAGATTAATTAATGAATAAACATATACCAGTTGAGTTACAACGCGAAGATTTTAGATTTGTAAAGCTACCAAAGAACGCGAAATATCCCCCCAATACGAAGGGTTGGAACGACGAAAACAATTTTAGCCATGAAGAAATGGCTGAACATTTAGAGAACGGTAATAATTACGGTGTCATTTGCGGTAAAGGTAATTTGGTAGTTTGGGACATAGACGTAAACAGTGATGAATTATTTGATAAGTTGAAGTCCAAGTTTACCGAAAAGAATAAACCAACATTTGCCGTAAAATCTGGAAAATTACATGGATTACACTTTTATTATATTTGTGATGACTTAGAAGAGTATACCGGAAAAAGTGCAATTGATTTAAAACTAGATGGTGAACCAGTCGGAGAACTGAGAATTATAAACTCTTATGTGGTTGGCCCAACTTCAACACATCCAAACGGGACTGTTTATAAGACAGTTGGTGGCGAGATTGAGCACGTCTCAATTAAATATCTATTGAATTATGTTAAGCCATTAATGAAACCAGAGGTTGAAATGGTCAGCGATAAAAACAACATTCTCGACCGTGGGCGAGAAGGTCAGAACAACCCTAGTGCCCGCGGACACGAGGGTCAGAACAACCTATTATCGAATATCAGACTTGCTACTATAGCAATGCCAGGGAAAGCGGAAACCGTCGGTAATGAAATACGTGGTACTCACCCAATACATGGCAGCGATAACGGCTATAATTTCCATATTAATACAAGCACCAATGAATGGTACTGTCACAGATGCAAAAGTGGCGGTGACGTTGCGCTATGGTTAGCCGTTGAAGCTGGAATTATTGAATGTGGGGATGCAAAACCCGGAGCACTTCAGGGTAAGAAATTTGTTGACGTCTTGGAATATGCAAAGAGTAGGGGATTAATCGACGAACTCCCACCGGTTGAAAATGACAACATCTATAAGTTCTGTAATATGAGTTATGCCAAGAGTGGCAAACTTAAAATAACTTTTTCTGCTGAGAAAACCGCAAAGTTTCTTATCGATAAATACCATTTAATAGTTCTGAATGATAAAATTTGGCGATATTCTGACGGGTTATACGTTGCTGATGGTGATATCTTTATTCATAAAGAAATTAAAGAAGCTTGCGGTGATTTGTATAACCGATACTGTCAGCGAGAGACCATCAATACCATTGAGATTATGCAATATCAAGATAAAGATATTTTCGACCCTGATCCATTAGTTGTTGGTGTTGCTAATGGTGTTATAGATCTTCGGTCAGGTTCCTTTAGGAAAGCAACCACTGAAGATTATATTACTATGCAGTCACCGGTTAAGTATAACCCTAATGCTAGATGCCCAAACATTCTAAAATTTTTAAGGGAAGTTCCAGAGAGTAAAAAAGATGTAGTCTCTTTTGTTGATATGTTTGCTCAAATGTTGATGGGAAAAGCAACTAGACGTTTTTATACATTCACCGGTGTTGGTGGCAATGGTAAACAAGTTCTGGAGAAGTTGGCAATCGCATTTATCGGCAAAGATCTAACCACGTTTTTGGAGTTAGATGATTTAGATAGAAGCCAGTTTGCAGCCGGTGACTTGTTCAAGAAGAAACTCTTAGTTATGACTGAGAGAGACGAAACCTCAACGAAGAGCACCATGAAGTTGAAAGCGGTATCTTCTGGAGATGGAATAAGAACAGATGTTAAACACCGCCAATCGTTTGAGTTTTCGCCCATTTGTTTGCCGATAATCGACTCCAATAACCCACCTAAGTTTAACGATTCATCAGATGGATTCATGGAAAGACAGATAGTGATTAGATTCAATAAAAGCTTTGTCGCAAAACCCAAATCTGTTAATGATAGAGTTAAAGACCCAAACATTTTGGAGAAGTTAACGACAGATGAAGAACTAAGCGGACTTCTCAACTTGGCATTGAAGCGGGTTGGCTATATTATCAGAACCGGTGAACCATACCAGAGACTCTGCAAAGAAGATATGCACCAACAATACAGTAAAGCATCACGGCCATTGATCTCATTCTTTGATGATTGTTGCGATGTTAAAAAGTATGGTGAGCATTATGAAGGTGCACCAAGAAATGGAACGGCGGAAACCGGGTTCGCATCTGTAACGCATCTCTATAAATATTTCGAAGATTATTGTAGGTATGTTTTGAATCGTGCACCACTTGAGCTAACCACGTTTAGAAATTTTCTAAGAAGTAAACGCGATGGATTAGGTTTGAATCCGGCGGTTAATCCAAATCGGCGATATGCAGTTAACCCTGAGACTGGAACCAAAGAACAACAACGTGGTTACGAAATGGTATATTTCGATTACGACACGTTCAAGACGTTAGTCCCACAGTCTGTCTTGAAGGGATAAGACAGAAACAAGACAGAAATTTAGGTTTGTCTTGTTTGTCTTGCTTTTGTCTTGGTCGAAACCGATAGCAAGCGATCCATACAAGACAAAAAGACAGTTTTTGGCGATTTTCAGAAAAAAGTATAGAAAAAAAATATCTGGAATTTTTAGTAGACTTTTGTTCTAAAATACTGTCTTTTTGTCTTATTGTCTTGGTAGGAAGAAAAATAGGTTACTAGATAGTGGTTTTAGTTTACAAGACACCAAGACAAACACCAAGACAACAAGACAAAGTATTACTGCATAGCGGTTTTTCACGGGAAACACACAAATCAACAAATGAGTATATTGGCGATGTTCTACCGTGAATTCTAACACGGGTTGATATGCCAGAAAATGTTTGTCAGAATGGCCGAGAATCAACTTTTAATGGTGTGTGTGATAGATTATACCTTTCGTGAAAGAACCGCTCTTAAAACGCAAAATATATAATATTGGAGGAAATGCTAATGGGAATAATAAAAATTAGACGTGGATTTTATAATAATGGACTGAGAGATGATCTAGACGAGATGAATGTGAATGATTGCCGGTTAGTTAGACATGAAATTATTGATGGAATTGAATATGAAGTATTTTATACTTATGAAGATGCTTGGCAATGGGCGAAAGAGAATGACCAGAGATTGTATAAAGAGTTTATGGAGTGGATGGAAGAATGAGCCCAGAAGAACGCCAATTGATGTTTGAGATAAATGAGAACATGCTTTTATTGCTGGATAAGATAGAGGGGATGCTTGGCGAACAGAATACTTAGACACTCGTTTAAACCCATAAATCGCCCAAGAAACCCCCCCTAAACATACATAAAACATATTCATAAGCAATAGTGAATAAAAATAATGTAATACGATAATTGTCGAAAATGGCATCGACACATATAAATAAAACAAAAAGAATAATTGGTCCGAGAACGCGACCGTCGCGTTCTCCAGATATTATTTGCCTAAACGCGACTGTCGCATTTAGCCAGATATTTTTTTAACAAGTTTACAATTCCATGCAAACAAATAAATAAATATTGGTGGTCAATGGCGAAAAACAAAACCGTTATCCGTCTATCCAACTATTAAATGCTCTTCCTGTTATCGATTCAGTTATTCAGATGTTATTATGAAAATGTTCTAAACTCGACAAGTAGTATGGTGGGCGACCGATTTTTTGATTACTTATATCGTTCTTATAGTGTATGGTTTTTCGAGTTTGCTACAATAAAATCTTAGCGATTAAATTAAAACATTTATTATAATTATAGTAGCGAATTATATAAATCACAATAGATAATTATATTTTTTAGGAGGTGATATCATTTGTACTACAATGGATAGTAAAGAAGAACGTAACGATTTGATTATCGAATATCTAAAAGATGGATTGACCACGAGAGAAGCGGCGGAAAAAGTAGGGGTTAGTTGTGGCACCGTCTCTAATGTAGCCAATGCAAGAGGATTGGATATATCCACCGAACTAACCAGAAAAGCGGCTAAATGCAAATCGCTTTACAATAGACCGCAAAGAATCAACGTTATTGCCGCTGGAATAGATAAATTGGTGGCAATGCTACCAGAGATAACGAAAGCAAAAGATATGCGTGATTGGTCAGTATCTTTGGCAATAATGATGGATAAGCGAAGATTAGAAGATTCTAGCGATGATAACGGCAAGGGTGGCGAATTCATGGCATTAATGAAAGCAATGGAGGAAGAAAATGGTTCTGCAACTTCCGAAAGATAAACAACGCGATTTTATTCTAAATTCTAATTACAGGATTAATGCCGCCCACGGTGCTATCAGATCTGGTAAATCAGTTGGCGCAACCATCAAGATGATTCATGAAATTATAACCGCACCACCCGGAAACATTCTATTGGTTGGCAAAACACTTAGCAGCTTAAAAAGAAATGTCCTAAATGATATCGGAATGTGGATAGGTCCGGAAAATTTCAAACTCAGAATGATTCAAAAAGAAGCTGAAATATATGGCCGTACTGTCTGGTTAGAGGGCGCTAATGATGAAGCCAGTTATCAGAAGATCCAGGGAGAAACCCTAGTTAGAGCACTTGGGGAAGAGATCACGACATGGCCCGAATCGTTCTTTAAAATGATGATGAGCCGTCTATCCGTGGATGACGCAAGAGCATACTTAACAATGAATCCCGGACCACCTAATCACTGGTTCAAGAAACAATACTTAGACCGTGAATCCGATCTCAATATGCGAAGTTGGCATTTTACACTTGAGGATAACCCGTACCTATCAGAGCAATACATTATCGATATCAAGAAAGAATATACCGGGTTATGGTACGAGAGATATATTGATGGTAGGTGGGTACTTGCAGACGGTACAATATATTCTAACTTTAATAAAAATATCCATTGTACCGATAAGATACCTGACGGTAAGTGGCAATCTCTTTACATTGGATGTGACTACGGCCAGACTCACCCCACAGCATTCTTGAAAGCGGTAAAGATCGGTGACACCTATTATATCACCGACGAATACAAAGAGTCTGATAAGCTAAATACGACGCTCTCAAACGATCTCAAATCATTTATTGGTGGTAAATATCCACGATCAATCCTAGTCGATCCCTCTGCAAAATCATTCAAGAATCAGCTAATTGCCGACGACTTCAAGAGAGTTAGAAATGCCAACAATACCGTAAATGATGGACTCGCCAAAATAGCCAACGCTTTCCAAACCGGCAAACTGATTATAGTTCAACCTCGATGCCCACAATTGATAGAAGAGATTGGCGGTTACGTATGGGATTCTAAAGCATCTGAACGCGGCGATGAAAAACCCGTCAAAGAAGAAGATGACCTTCTGGACTGCCTGCGATATATTGGCAATGAAGTATTTTGAGGTGAATATGTGACATTAACAAACATTAACAATTTATTTAAAATCGGTAATCAATGGCCGCCGGAATCGGAGCTTTCCCGACTGACTACATATACAACCAATCAGCGACTATTCGAAGGGAAACACGATCTGGTCTTTAACCATAACTCAACAGATGAAACCCGCACGAAAGACATAACCACGAACTGGCATAAACGGCTTTGTACTCTCTTTGCTGATCTATTGGTGGGTTCCCCCCCAAACTTCACCGCCGATAATCAACCTACAATAGACAGAATAACCGGCAATAATAAAATCGACATAATTTTATATAATGCAGTTATTCATATTCTGAAATATGGCAATGCTGTTCTCAAAATTCGATACGACGAACGCGCCAAGATAGAACTTATCAATCCATCTTTATGGTTCCCTGTAGTCTCTCCAGATAACAAAGCTGAGGTTGAATCTCACGTTATCGCATGGACATTTACCGAGAACGAAACAGACTATTTGACGGCTGAGATTCACCGGAAGGGATCAATCGAGAACCGGCTATACGTGGTGAAAGATGGCAAAATATCTAACGCTGTCGAATTATCCACCATCGAACGCTATAAAGATGTTCCAGACTCTCAGAAGACTGGTATCGAGGACTTCCTAGTAATTCCATTAACTAATATTGGTGCTGAAAGTGTGGTCGGAACTGATGACTTCACCGACATTAACGGACTTATCAAAGAACTTGAGAACCGACTTATAAGAACGTCTCGGACTCTCGATAAGTTCAGTGACCCAAATATTGTGGGTTCTGAAGCTTCAATTAATATCGATCCAGACACCGGAGAAAGTGATATTGAAATTGGTGGTGGCCGATTTATTCCAATCGGTGAAGATGGAACCGCACCATATTATCTGGTTTGGGATGCAAACCTAGAAGCGTCATTTAAACAAATCGAAGTTATATTATCCGAATTATATATAATGTCGGAGACTTCCGCAGCGTGTTTCTCAGATCTCAAAAACGGATTGGCGGAAAGTGGTTCTGCACTTAAACGGCTACTTATGCCAACATTAGCAAAAGTTAATCGGCTGAAAATCATAATGGAATCTCCATTAAAAGATGTGCTAAGAACCGCCGCCGATATCGAAGTTGCATCAAAGTTTTCAGGTGCTACAAAACTAGAAAATATCTCGATAGATTGGCGATCATCATTGCCGGTTGACATGAAAGAATTGGTTGACATTGAGACTCAACGGGTAAACTATCGGCTAACTTCAAAACATAGCTCTTTGAAACGATTGAATGAGGGCGCAAGTGAAGCGGATATTGAAGCCGAAATGGCTGCAATAGACGGCGAACAATCCCGAGAATTCGGATTAATGAACTTAGAACAATAAAAATATCTCTCCGAACTGGGAGTAAAACGAAGGTATATTATGACCGAAAATAATAATAATAATACAGATGCTGGTGACGGCACCCAGGATAAAACAGCCGGTAAAGATGAAAAACTTTTCACACAAGATGAACTAAACGCCAAAATCTCAGCACGTTTAGACCGTGAAAAGACAAAATACGCCGAACTTCAACAGCAATTTGATGATTTACAAGCGAAAATTCAGGACGCTGAATTAGACAGCTTGAAAAAGAAAATTCTAGCATCAAAAGAATTGCCGGAAGATTTAGCGGCTAGATTGAACGGTAACACCGAAGAAGAACTTGTGGCTGATGCTGAAAAATTAGCAGCAATAGTCAACGCTAAAAAGTCAGTTGGCAGAAATACTAATCCCGCCGATAATGGGCCGGTTCTATTTACTGTTGCTGAAGTTAAAGCGATGACTCCAGAGCAACGAATAGCGAATATGGGACAGATTGAAAAACAACTGAAAGACGGAACTTTGAAATGAAATAGGAGTAAGTATATATGACATTAACTAATTTTATTGGTGAAGTATGGAGCGCAAAAGTACTCGAATCACTTAGGAAAAATCTTGTATTTGGACAGGATGGCGTAATTAATAGGAATTATGAGGGAGAAATTAGCGGAAAGGGCGACACTGTAAGAATAACAGCATTTAGCCCCATTACCGTTGATGATTATGTCGCAGCAACCGGGTTATCTGATCCCGAAACTCTCGACGACGCATCAACCACGCTTGTTATGTCCAACGATAAATATTTCAACTTTATGGTGGACGACGCAGACAAAGCACAAGCCAACGTTGAACTTATGAAAGCCGCAACTTCTGACGCTGGTTATCAACTTGGAGATGCTGCTGACCAGATTATTGCCGCACTCTATGATCAAGCAGACACCGACAACGCTGTTGGAACCGACGCATCTGCAAAAGTTCCCGATAACTCCACTGCCGGATCTACATATCTTGATTATGTCGCCGATCTCAAACAGAAGCTCGATGAATCCAACACGCCCTTAGAAGGACGCTGGCTAGTTATTCCACCGTGGTATCTAAATGGCCTAATCAAGATGGAAGCCATTAGAAGCGATGCACAAAGCGGTTCTGATGAGGGTCTTAGAAATGGATGGTGTGGTAAACTCTATGGGTTTGATGTTCTACTTTCTAACAACGTGCAGACTAAAGTTACTTCGGAAAAGACTAACTACAAGATCATGGCCGGTTACCCTGGAACCATCACGTTTGCGGATTCTGTTAATGAAGTCGAGGGCTACAGACCAGATAAATTCTTTGCTGATGCTGTGAGAGGTCGCCACGTGTATGGCGCTAAAGTTGTGAGACCTTCCTCTCTCGCCGTACTGACTGCAAGACAAACATCATAGATATAATATTATAATATTAGGAGGATACTAAATATGACACGTTCTGCAATTACTGTTAATGAATTAAATGGTGCTTTCGCAAACCATGAAACCGCCGACGATATCGATAAAACCAACGATCACTCTATAGCGGCTGCGTCTAACTTCGAAAGGATGATTATTTCTTTTGAACTTTCCGCCGCAACCGCCGACGACACTATAAAAATTATTGCCGGAACCGGACACCCAGCATTTAGGGCGGGACTCGGCGATCTAACTTTTGAAGCTGCTGGCGGTGCGGAAAGGGTGTGCATCGGACCTATCGAGACCGCTAGATACCTACAATCTGACGGTACTATTCATATTGATATTGCCGGTACCTCTATTGCCGGAACAATCGACGCTTATTCAGTACCCTGAAATGGGGGCGCATAAAATGGGTGTTGACTGGAGAGTGATAATCGCTTTCATGATTGGATTAGCTATCATTCTGAAAGTTCTTACGATAAATATAATATTTCAGTAGGTGGTTTTTTACACCTACATTTTAATTTATTGGAGGTGAATATATAAATGGCAGATTATATTAGTGTCGCGGATGCAACGACATATTTTGGCGTAACTCTTCATCTTTATGCTACAGCGTGGACTGATGCAAGCGCCAACGATAAAGCAGCTGCTCTCAATATGGCACAACAGAAGATCGAATCTATCAGATGGAAGGGCAGAAAATATAATGAAGATCAGGACCTACAATGGCCACGTTATGTAAGAGTTAAGAACGCTTGGAAGATCGCAATTTATGATGACACCGCCGAAGATGCTGTAGTTCCTCAGTTCATAATTGATGCAGTTTGCGAAGAAGCGTTAGAGATTCTGAGAACCGGCAACAGTCAACGGCGATTGATGCAGAAAGCGGGATTATCGGAATTTTGGCTATCAAGCGAAGTTAAAGAAAAATATAATTCAAATGGATCTATAAAAGATACTGGATTAATTAGTTGGGATGCCTACAATCTCGTTAAAAACTGGATTGGTGGACCGGTGGCGATACGATGAGCGATATCATAGATGACTACCTCCCACATACCGCCTATAAAGAAGTTCCCGGAACGGCTACAATATGGGAAGATGACGTTACCGGCAATGGTTCTTTAACTCCGTTAGCTGGTCCGCCATCTAGCGTTTATTATGTTAAAGTGACCGTCTCAGGAACAGATTGCTCTGGGACAGTGAGCATAACCGGCGATTCATCAACAGGTGGTGTTATAACTGAGGATTTAACTTATACATCTGCTAGATGGAAAATTACCGGGTATGGGTTTGATTCTGGAGTTCCTTTAGTCTCGATAACAACGTCTGGATTTAATAACACTCATATAAAATGTGAATACTGTCAATCTGGTGGATCTCTATTAACTGGAGCTGCATCATGGGACAGTTTCGATTGCAGATGGGATGACGTAGAAATTTTTTACTGGTCCGATTTGGGAGCCGCTACTTTATCAGATGCGGTTATGCTTTGTAAAGAAGAAATTACGACAGATGACACGGTGAAGTATAATGATGTAGAACATACACCGTTGAAGATAAAACCACGATCGGATTTAGATGGCAACGAAATGTACCGGGTGGTGATCTTCTGAATACTGGAAGAAAAGATTTGGATCAACTCAGAGGTCGGCAAATACATTATACCAAATTCAATAAAGATCGAGATGATTTAGAACCCGAAGTGATGGAGAAGTTGGAACCAGTCTATGATGAAGTATGCGATGCTAAAATTGATGCTGTGACTCGAATTTTCGAATCGTATTTTAGAAAGGATTAGTCGGAATATTTATCAAGCTCCCAACTCTGTAACCAGACGATCATAATCATAAATATCTAATACTTTAGCGAATCCCTCGAAGAGATATTCATCTTCTGCAGGATTATCCCCAGATGCACCCGCCCAATATCTAAATGCATTCATACGAATTTGATCTAAAGGAGCCGTAATCCTTTTTAAATATTGCTGATTTGTTCGATATATCTTGCCCGTTAGTTCCAACTTTAGTATCTGACCTTTTTCCCCCATCGTTTTCCACCAGTATTGAATTGCATCTTTATTATCTGGTATAACCCATATACATCTATGTCTAGAAGGTAAATTCGGGAAAAACTCTTTCCTAACTTCCTCAAAAATCCACTCTCTGGTTAATTTAAGATATTCGTCTAATACACCACGATAATTTTCAACAGTCTCCTCTCTTATAACAAATCCATTCGAATCATAAAACTCAACAAATGGATTTTTTCTATTTCCAATAAAATGAACCTGATCAATCTCCCATTTTGCTGGCTTATAAGGTGCTGGAGTTTGTATGTGAAAATATACGCCATTTTCCACAAAAAATTTTTCATCTTTTGGTCTATTGGCATCCATACTTAGTTGTGTCAATATCACATATATTTATATTTAACTCATAGCAGTCACAAAACTAAATACTCATCATATCTTTCCCGTTTTGTGTGATCGGCTAGATGAGCATATTTTAATGTCGTTCTTACGTCGTTATGTCTCAATATTTCTTTTATAATCCGGATATCGCAACCATTTCTAACTAATAGCGTTGCTGGAGTATGTCGGCTAAATACGTGAACTGCACCGGGTTTATTTATCTTCGCTTTGTCTTTGTAGTATAAAAACATCCTATAAACACCCCCTTTTTCCCAGCAGTTGCCATTATCCGTATAGAATAGCGGGATCTTACCACCAATTATTATTTGTGGTCTTATATTTAAGTAGATCCTCAACGTTTCCGCGCAATCTTCGCTTATAAACGCTATGTCGTCTTTTCCGCTCTTCGTTTTCCGCAATCTCAGTGTTTTCTTTTCAAGATCTACGTCTTTATCTTCCAACCGGCACAGCTCCGACGATCTGAGAGTTCCATAGAATAGAGTTTGGAGCATTGCCAGGTGTTTGATATTGGTGCAGACAGAGAAGATTTTTAGAACGTCGTCTTCATCGAAGAAATAAGGAACGCCGTCAAACGGCTTCAATTTGATAAATGACCATTTTATACTTTTCATTTCATAATACTTTTTTATAGCGAAACAGGTATTATTTATGTGCGATTCTGATAGAGATTGATCTATAAGGTATTCTCGGTATTCATCGGCTTTTGCGGTGGATGGTTCAATCGATTGCGCAAAATCGAGATACTTGTTTAATCTTCCGCAATAAAGTTTAATAGTTTCTTCGCGAAGTCCGAGATTCGATAGGAAACGCTTATAAGTCTTCAGTACGATGTCGTTGCGGTGCTCACGAGATGGTTCAGTGTGCCAGTCTATCTTTAGCTTGCTCAT